TAGCATCAGCAAACACTAAGTGGACTGTTGGCGATAGACTTTTCTATTCTGTTCCTTCAGGAAACACTCCTATTGCCCCTCTAACGGGTAATACGTATTACTACGTATCATTCGCTAATTCTAGCAGACTCGCTATTTCAGCGACTCCAGGAGGAGCAAATATTGATATCACAGATGCTCGTACAACCAATCCTGGCGAAACTCATACTATCAGAGGCGACACTGCTACAGGTTATGTAACAGTTGGTGGAACTTTCCAGGGCGTCGCTCATGCTGGTTGGGTTCTAAGAACTGAAGGTTCTGGTGGACGTGCTGGTCGCGTTCAGTATGAAACTCTAGTAGCAATGGGATCTCTTGGTGCTCAGACAGCAGCTTATGGCACTCCTGCTGTTGTTTCCGACGCATCTGACGATACTATTCTACCAGACGCATAAGGATAAATTATGGCAGACGATAGTAAAAAGGTTTCGGAATTACCGACGGCTGCTAACGTTGCAGCTACTGACAGGGTCTTAGTCCTCCGAGATCCTGCTGGTAATGCTTCTGTTAGAACTGTTAATGTGAACATATTCGCTGCCAATTTAACTATTTCAAATAGTGTTCCGGCAAATTCATCAGCAAATGGAATTGCCGGAACCATTAGGTATGACAGCTCATATTTGTATGTTTGCGTAGCGACTAACACATGGAAAAGAGCCACTCTTAATACTTGGCCATAAATGAATGAAGTATTAACTGATAATAATTTTTTATTATATTGTGCATCTCATTACGATAATGCGAAATATGCTTCTACTGAAGATTTTATAGAAGATTTAAATAGAATAAAATATATTAAAAAATTAATTACAAGATACGTTGATAGTGGCGATTTAAGAGAAAGATTGATTCTTAATCACATTATCGTATTGAATAATTGTTTTGGTCCTGAAGTCTGTTGTAAAATTTTATATTTAAAATTGAAACCGCAGATGAGATATGTCAAACCATTTCTAATTTTATTAGAAATATTACCTGATTTTATCTATAACGTAAATGATGAAACTATTATAGACACCGATGCAATAGACATGGACCCAGTTATTGTTGCAAAGTTAAGGAAAGTTTAATGTCTCCGCAGTTAAATTTTTTAAATATGTTTGTAAAGTTTGCAGCAAAAGAAATAGGTCTTTCGACTCTTCCTAAAATTCATTTCACTGGAAATAAAGAAAACAAGTATAATGCCTTTGGTCATTCCATAGGCAACGAAATATATATTCGTATAACAGATCGTCATCCTGGCGACATTATGCGAACAATAGCTCACGAATTATTACACTTCAAACAAAATGGTTCTGCTAAAAAAGGTAGACAATTCAGAGAAGACGAAGCCAATGCAGTCGCAGGGAGAATAATGAGAAAATTTAACACGACCTATCCCTCTCTTTTTAAATTAAAACCAGTTGCGCCTAATGAAATAAAAGAAATGGATTCAACGGCTCACGTAAACGCTGTCGGAGGCGGTATGGGTTCCGATTCAGCTGGACCGATAGCTGGTTATGATCCTTTACTTGGTAAAAAAACTGTAATTAAAAGAAAATTGAATGATATTATCGGATCGAAGGCTATGCGCAAAGAACTTTATAGGGATCGCAATGGCTGAAGATTACGAGAAAAGACAATCTAAACTAGAAGACGCAATAACTAAACTTACTGAAATATCAGCCGATCTTAATAAAATGATCGCAGTTCATGAACTTCGTTTAACTCATCAAGAAAAAAGTATGGATAGTATAGAAGTTATTCTTGAAAAAAGAAGAGACGAGTTCGAAGAAAAAGAAAAAGAAATATACGATACTATTGAAAAAGAAAATAAAAATATCGTCGAGAGAATAAACGAATCTTTTGACAAACTTTCTAAAAAAATAGGCGATTTAGAAAGAATGATGTGGGTATACGGCGGAGGAATAATGGTTCTAGCTTTCATTATTGCTAATTGGGGTGATGTTTTAAAACTCCTAGCAAAATAGAGTTTGACTATCAAAATAATACCGGTATAATATGAGTGTGGTGATGATAAGGATAGATTATGGATTGGTTAGCACACAAGTATATCGGTATTGTTTCTCCTAGACTAGAAAAGTTTAAGAGAAAGGGTTCGAACCTATATAATTTTCGTTGCCCTGTTTGTGGCGACTCAGAAAACAATCAGAATAAAGCAAGAGGATACATCTACCAGAAAGAAGGTAAGATGATGTTTCATTGTCATAACTGCAATGCAACAATGGGTATTCCTAACTTTCTTAAGATGATTGATGTTAATGTATATAATGAATATCAGCTTGAGAAACTTCAAGACAGAAAAACACCTGAACAGGATGAATATGAGAAATTCATTGAAAAGATGAAGACTCCTGTATTTATGAAGACTGGCGTTTTAAAAGGACTCAAGAAGGTTAGTCAGTTACATCATGATAATCCTATTAAGAAGTTCGTGGTAGATAGAAAGATTCCTAATGAATATCATGCCAGACTATTTGCTTGTCCTAATTTTATGCATTATGTCAATAATATTGTTCCCGACAAGTTTTCAGCTGCAGCTTTGGCTAAGGATGAGACGAGATTGCTTATTCCTTTTTTGGATGCTGATAAGTCCGTTCATGCCTTCCAAGGAAGATCTCTTCGGGGATCTTCGAAAGTTAAGTACATTACAATTATACTTCGGTCTGATGTACCTAAACTTTACGGTTTGGACACTTTGGATCGTTCAAAGCGCATATATGTCGTGGAGGGTCCGTTCGATTCTATGTTTATCCCAAACGCTGTTGCTACTGCTGGCGGCGACTTGGTATCTTCAATCGGCAGTCTCAATAAGTCAAACCTTGTAATTGTATACGATAACGAACCAAGAAGTAAAGAGACATATAAGAAGTTAGATAAGGCAATTATGCAGGGATATAGTGTTTGTATCTGGCCAGAGAATCTAGAACATAAAGATATTAACGATATGGTGCTTGCAGGATTGACTTCTGACTTTATAAAGTATATAATTGATCAAAATACATATAAAGACCTTGCAGCGAAACTAGCATTACAGAAATGGAGTAAAGTATGAGAGCACGTAAGAAACCAGTTGAAGTTGAAGTTATGCAGCTACTAGATAGTAATGCGCCAATCGTTGCTGATTGGTGTAAGGGATTGTTGCTTCGAAGGGATGACAATGCAGAACCTTCTATTCAGATTGTGACTCTAGAAGGTGTAATGACTGCACGACTACGAGATTATATTATTCGAGGCGTTCATGGAGAGTTTTATCCATGTCATCCTGGTATTTTTGAACAGACTTATGAGGTCATTGAACTATGAACACAGCGAAGATTATTGCGGTAACGCAGCCACTTATTGAAAAGTCGGAGGTGGATGATAATGGGTCCAAGTATAATACCTATCATATGTCTCCTGAAGAGTTTATCGCATACACAGCAAGAGTATCAAATCCATCTAATCAGCATAACACACTAACAGCACCCAAACTCCTAAAGTATCTAATCGCACATAAGCACTGGTCTCCTTTTGAGATGGTGTCTATTACTATGGACATTGAAACAACTCGTGACATTGCTCACCAGATTGTTCGTCATCGGTCATTCTCATTTCAGGAGTTTAGTCAGCGTTATGCTGATCCTACAAAGGATATGGGTTTCGTAACAAGAGAAGCAAGACTACAGGATGCTAAGAACCGTCAGAATAGTATTGAGACGGATGATAACAAGTTGCAAAAAGAGTGGCAATATGCACAAGAACATATTGCTGATCAGTGTCAATCTGTTTATAATGATTTCATTAAGAGAGGCATTGCAAAGGAACAAGCAAGAGCAGTTCTACCAGAAGGTCTAACCAAGACCCGTCTATATATGTCAGGGACGCTTCGTTCTTGGATTCATTACATTGATGTTCGTGCCGAAGAAGGCACACAGAAGGAACATCGTGAGATTGCTATTGCTGCCCGTGAAGAAATCTTGAAGCAGTTTCCATCGTTGAGTGATTACTGGTTCGAACAGGAAATCAAAGAAACTTTAGAGAAGCAACCAAGAGATTGGTGGTGGAAGTGGTGGTCATGATATACTCAAAAAGATATGTTGAAACTGTGTGTAGAAGTCTTCACGATTGGTGGGACTCTACCACAAACGAAGAGTTAAAAAATATTTGGAGAAAACATATTTCAGAAGCCTTAGAAAAAGCATCCGAAGAAGCGGGTGAACTATCAGATAGAAATAATAATAAACCTTGGTGGAAGTTCTGGTCATGAGTTATAGTCTTGCTGGTGGTATATCAAATATACATAAGCATGTGACATTTTATTATCATGTGCCAGTTAATTTCAAAAAATCACAGTCATGGCTACTTGATCTACAAGCAGGATGGTACGCATATCCAATGTATGATAAGAAATATTTACTTATTGAGGTGAAAGATGCCTAAAATAGTATTGGTTGAAACCGTTTCTATGTTTCGTCATGTTTATGCAGTTGAACTAAATGATGATGAACCGAATGAGTATGCGCTTGATGATGTTGTATGTAATTTGTTTAATTCAACAGAATTAGATGAAGTAGGACAGACACATGTGTCTGAAGACATTTTCTCGCATAGGGTCATTACAGAAGAAGAATATATAAGGGTGTTCGATGAATTGAATGACCACATGTGGTCATGGACGCCGGAACAAAAGAAGAAGTTTATTTACAAGAGGGATAAAGAATGACAGATTATGACCTAAGTATTCAACATAATCCGGATGCCCGTGCATGGGCAAAGTTTTTTATAGAAACAGTTAACAAAGATCCAAACTATGTAATTGATGAAGAAATTATGATTGCTTGGTTTTCTAATGCTATGATGGCAATGCACGATCATCTTTTAGGAATCAAATTTCATAACGGCGATCATATTCAATACGAGATAGATAAAGAGGCAAAAGAATGACAGATATGAACGTTTACCAGCAATACATACACAAAAGTCGCTACGCCAGATTTCTACCAGAAAAGAATCGTCGTGAGCATTGGCATGAAACAGTTCAACGGTATGTTGATTACATGTTCACCAAAGTTTCAATAAATCAAGGTTGGACTGCTGATCAAAAATTAAAAGAAGAAGTTTTCAACGCTATTTATAACCTAGAAGTTATGCCTAGCATGCGTGCATTAATGACTGCTGGTAAGGCGTTAGATCGTGATAATGTTGCTGGTTATAATTGTTCATATCTTCCTATTGATGATCCCAAAGCATTCGACGAAGCAATGTGCATTCTTATGAATGGCACAGGTGTTGGTTTCTCTGTTGAGCGTCAGTATGTAAATAAACTGCCAGAAATTCCAGATCAGCTCTATGATTGTGATACTGTAATAACAGTTCGTGATTCTAAGGAAGGTTGGTCAAAAGCACTACGTATGCTTATCTCATTGCTTTATGCTGGTGAAGTTCCTAAGTGGGATCTATCTCAACTTCGTCCTGCTGGCGCTGTTCTTAAAACATTTGGTGGTCGTTCCTCTGGTCCAGAACCATTAAGCGATTTATTTAAGTTTGTTATTAAGATTTTTAAAGGTGCAAAAGGTCGTCGCTTGACTTCCTTGGAATGTCATGACATTATGTGTAAGATTGGTGAGGTTGTAGTTGTTGGCGGCGTTCGTCGTTCAGCAATGATCTCATTATCAAATCTTTCAGATGATCGTATGCGTCATGCAAAAGCAGGAGCATGGTGGGAAGCAAATGTTCAAAGAGCTCTTTCAAACAATTCGGCAGTCTACACGGAAAAGCCAGAAGTTGGGCAGTTCATGGCCGAGTGGCTTTCTATCTATGAGTCAAAGTCAGGAGAGCGAGGAATCTTTAGTAGAGACGCATCTCAACGAGTGGCTAAGAAATCTGGAAGAAGAGATCCTTCTCATGAATTTGGAACTAACCCCTGCTCTGAGATTATCTTGCGTCCATATCAATTTTGTAATCTCACAGAAGTTGTTATACGAAGCACTGATGATGAGAAAAGTCTTGCGCGAAAGGTTAGAATTGCAACAATTCTTGGAACCTTTCAAAGTACTCTAACAAACTTCCCATATCTACGTAAGATTTGGCAGAAGAATACAGAGGAAGAAAGACTTCTTGGTGTTTCATTGACTGGTATCTATGATAGTCCTTTGATGAATGATTATAATGACCCAGAACTTCCTGCTCGTCTAGAAAGATTAAAGCAAGTTTCTATTGATACAAATAAAGAATGGAGTGAAAAACTTGGAATCAATCAGTCAGTTGCTATTACCTGTGTCAAGCCATCCGGCACTGTATCTCAGCTTGTGTTATCTCCTAGCGGTATCCATCCCGGTCACGATCGCTTTTACATTAGGCGGGTTAGATCGGATAACAAAGATCCTCTTACTGGGCATCTTATCGCTTCCGGTGTTCCTCATGAGCCAGACGTTACAAAACCCCACTCTACTACTGTCTTTTCTTTCCCAATGAAGTTACCAGATACTTCTATCACTAGAGAGTCAGTATCTGCTATTGATCATCTTGAATTATGGTTGAAGTATCAACGTCATTGGTGTGAACATAAGCCATCTGTTACTATCAATGTAACAGAATCAGAGTGGCCACGTGTTGGTGCATGGGTGTATGATCATTTTGACGAAATGTCAGGTGTTTCATTCCTACCATATGATGGTGGATCATATCGTCAGGCACCTTATGAGACCATAAATAAAGATGAATACGAAGAGATGATTAAGACTATTCCTACTACTGTTGATTGGGATAATCTTATCGAAATAGTTGATAACGTCGAAGGCGTACAAACACTTGCATGCAGCAGCGGCAGCTGCGATATTTAATATTTCTTCCATCTTCTAGAATTAGAATAGGAAGCTGCGCATGATTTATTACAAAAATTAGCAGCTTTCATATTCTTTACCGTGTCTCTATCAATATGTTCTTTACCGCATTGTTTACAATGCCAAATGAATGTCTCTTTTATTTTGTTGTAAGGTTCAATCTGTGTCTGTAAATCTTTATTCCAGGTATATCTACCCTTTAGTTTATCAGAGACTTTTTTAGCAATTTCTGAGTTCTTCATTGGATTGTTAAAAAGGAAACGTTCTTTTTGTGCAGGGTTTGATACACCCTTATTATGAGCTGTTCTACCCTTGGTGGATTCGCTTATCTTTTTTCTAGTTTCAGCGGATAATGATCCGCCTTTATTGGGATGAATGAATCCAGATTGTCCTTCGCCGCCGTCAGATAGATTACGTAAGATACCAGTATTATTATCTTTTCTACCATACCAGCGTATATAAAATCGTTCTAATGCAAAAGCTCCAAGCTCAGTTAGATTTGATTCCATAATAATGATTCTGGATTTGTCTTTTGGGATTGATATGCGATGCTTTTTGTAGGCTCTATTGCCTTTTCCTTTACCTATATAATAGGGAGTTCCGTTTTCTCTGAGGTAGGCGTAAACGTAATAAATAAACATGCTGGCGCTCCTTGTTAGCGTTAGAGTAGGTAGGAACTGCGAATTCCGTGACCTACGCTTATTTAGTCAAATAAGGATTTTAATATGAGTGATGAATGGAAAGACGGATACCAGCAAGGATTTAAAGATGGATATGACTTAGGAAAAAGATGGCAACAACCAACTATTCCTAATCCATTTACAACTATTCCGAAAGAAGGATGGAAAGCAAAACAATCTTGTAGAGTTTGTGGTATGGATTTTTCTAAACCTATGGGATATGTTTGTCCACATAATCATTGTCCATTTAGTGTAACATGTTCTACAACGATAAAAGATCCTGGACCAGCAGATGGTTTATCATATGAGGAAATTTATGGTTCAGTAATATACCAACAAAATAATAAGAAGGAAGAATAAATGGCATGGTCAACAGGTACACAAATATTTGAAGAGGTTGCTACAGTAATTAGAGCAAACGTTGCTGATTATGAAGCAAGATGTGACATATACAGAGAATTAATTCCAATTTTTGAAGATAATGGCGCAGAACTTTTTGATGTTTATGAATCTGTTGATGAAGCGTTCGATGAAGTTTGGACGGAAATGTATCCTCTGGACGACAACGAATAGTATAAATATCCCGAAGGAGATTCGGGATGTGGATATACAAAGGTGAATACTTAGAAGAAATACCAGATGGTTACGTTGGAATGGTTTATATGATCACCAACGTAGCCAACAATAAGAAATATATCGGTAAAAAGATATTTCATTTTACTAAGACGAAACAAGTCAAAGGTAAAAAGAAAAAGTCTAAAGTCGAAAGCGACTGGCAGACATACTACGGTTCCAATAAAGAGCTAAATGAACACGTGGACATATTTGGAACAAACAACTTCAAAAGAGAAATATTATATCTCTGTGTTAATAAATCTCAAATGTCTTATCTAGAACTACGAGAACAAATAGATCGTAGAGTCTTAGAGACAGAAGAGTATTATAATCAATGGATCTCTGCTAAAGTCCATAAAACAAAACACTTGACTAATCTATAATCTTATAGTATATTAAAGGAGCAATATTATGAAAAAAGGTAAGAAGATGCGAAAGTTGCTTATCAAGCTACAGAATCAGCTTGGTAAGAATGAAGGTAGAGACGTATGGCGTCAGATGGTGAAAGGAATGAATAATGGCATGGCCTCACAAGAATCGACCACGTAAGGGTCGCCGTAAAGTCGGCAGTCAGAAGCGTAAGGCTCGTCGTTTGAAGGGTCGTAAGAGGAAGTAATCAATGAATGATAGATATATCA